ACGTCGGCATGATGGCGTGGGGCCGCGAAACAGGCTCACAGGACTATGACCTCGGCCACGCGGCTCAGGACATGCGGCACGCCTTTGCCAAGGTGCTGGCGCTCACGCCTGCCGCCGAGCAGGCCGTGCTGTTGATCGGCGGCGATTACTTCCACAGCGACGATACGCGGGCCGAGACGCCTGCCAACCGTCACAGGCTGGACGTGGACGGGCGCTTCTGGAAGGTGCTTGATGTCGGCATCGGCATCATCGCAGAGACCATCCACAAGCTGCTCCAGAAGCACGCCAACGTGCTGGTGCGCGTGCTGCGTGGCAACCATGACCCTCACAGCAGCATGACGCTCAATTTCGCCTTGGCAGAGCGTTATCGCAATGAAGGCCGTGTCTCAGTCGAAAAAGACCCGCGCGATCTGTTCATGATGCAGTGGGGCAAGTGCGCGATATTCGCTCACCACGGCGACAAGGGGAAGCCGCAACAGATGGCCTTGTATCTGTCGGATGTATGCCCGTTCTGGTCGCAAACGCGGCATCGGCATTACCTGACGGGGCACGTTCACCACGACCAAGCCAAGGATCTCGGGCCGCTCCGCTATGAGAGCCTGCGCGCCTTCTGCCCGCCTGACGCTTATGCCGCCGGCATGGGATACGGTGGCCGACGCGCTTTGCAGTCGATGACCTTCCACAAAATGGACGGCCTTGTGATGCGGGCGCTTGACCCGATAGACAGATTTTTGGATTAGTCGCGAGGGGCGCTATGGTTGAGAAATGAGCCGTAGCGCAGTCTGATTTCTGACCAACACAAAGCCTGTGTGCGCCCCTCGCGGATTTCGTATCAAATCACCCCAAAGCCTGCAACCGCTTTTGACGCTCGATGTCGTCGATGGCGCGTTGGATCGCGGCAGGGCTGGCAGACAGCTTGACCTTTGGCTTGGTCTCTCCATCGATCACGTCAACCCAGACCTTGCTCTTCGGGCTGACCCGCTGCGGCGAGAACTGGTGCATCGGCAGCACGATGCCAAAACGCTCACAGGCGGCGGCAATGCTGGATCGGTGCATGCCATAGTGGGACGCTGCTAACGTTAAATGCCACCCTTTGTCTCTGGCGGCTTGGATCATGTCGCGGGTTATCACTCGTCTTGGCGGCGCCATTCGTATCGGTCCTTTATTCTGTTAATTTCGTCTAGATTTTGCTGAAGCATATACAGGATCAACTCCAGTTGCTCGGGTTTACACCACATGCCTCCCGGCACGCGCACGAAGCCAGCGGCGCGGATGGCCTGCGCTTGGGGCGATGTGTCGTGCCGGGTGCGGGTCATGTATCTTTGATCTCTGCGAGGGTGGCGCGGGTGCTTTCCTCCAACTGTCCGGCAATGTAAGCGCCGTGATCTACTGGCGAATGACCGCAGTTCATCGGGTTGCTGTGGCCTTCCATGTCTTCACCACAACAGCAGACGCCATCTTCAATGCTGCAATGTTCAGCCAATTTCACCCATGCTTCCAACCTCTCCACCGCCTGCGCCAGCTTGGCCGTCAGGGCTTCGATGCGGTCGGCGGATTTGCGGCACCAATCGCAGGCGCTTTCTTTGGTCGCATGCACTGGATAGCCGCACGCGCAACAGCATGTTTCGTCACTCATCGTCCACCTCCATCATCTGCTTCATCAGTGCTGGCACCTTGCGCCACTTGTACAGGCTGGCTGGCGACACGCTATAAAGAGCCGCAGCCTTCTTTACTCCGAAGCGCGCGGCAGAGCGCAGGGCCTCAACGCGAAGCTGGTCCGTCAGGCCGTAGTCTGGGTGAAGCCCGGTCATTTCACACAACTCCCCTGCACCCACTGCTTGTCGGCGGCGATGCACTGTTCGTAGCGCACCTGACTTTTCTCCGTCTCATCGAAGATCACCTGACCCAGCCCGTAGATGAAGAACGCAAGGCAGGCGATGCCCGCCAGCGGCACGATGTTATCCCAGAAGTCTCTCATTTCCGCCCCCTGTTCCAAGCCAGCCGCGAGATCTTGTTCGCCAGATCGTCCAACTCCGCCACCGACATGTCGCGGCTGTCCAGCAATGCGGTGTAGATCGCATTGGTCAGCCGCTTTGATGGCAGGATTGCTGCGCCCTGTATGATCGCCGCCACCGCCTCGGACTGCACGTCACGCACGGGCATGGTCTTCGGTTCCTTGCGCCAGAACATCATGCGTCCTCCTCCGGCAAGTCGTAGCACACCAGCCGCACCACGCGGCCATCTGCGACCATCTCGGCCAGCGTGGCTGCCACGACGGCGTCACTCATGTTCAGATCCTCCGCAATTTCCTCAACCGTGGCACGGCCATCAGCTTGCAGGTTGCCCAAGATGAAGGCGGCCAGCGTATCATCCCGTGATACAGGCTCGGCTTCCAAGATGCTCACCGCCAGCCAAGGCGTGCGGTCTGGCCGGGTCATATTCGGCACGACGATGGCCTGCACCTTTTGGCCGACACGCACGCCCTTGTCGAGCATGACCTTCGACGGGATGAACACGTTTTCGTTGTCTGCCGTCAGCGCAAAGGCACTGCCCGTGGCGAGTTGGTTAGTTAGTAGGATTGTTTGCTGCATTGTTCTCTTCCAGTTGCTTGAGAGTTTGGATCGCGTCGTCCTGATAGTGGTACAAAATGCTAAGCTCTTCTGAGACCCAGCTAGGGCGAACGCCCTGGCCATAGGTCGCCAGCAGTCGATCAATCTGCCCCTGCTTGTGGGCGATGTAGTCGCGGAGTTTGTCTGCTTCGGTCATCACATGATCCCCAATCTATCCAGTGCAAAGTACGATTGCTTGTAGTGCTTTATGAGGCGATCAACGCGCTGGATCTTCTCATCAATCTGCGGGTTCGGCGGCGCTTCATCGAAATCGGTCAGCGTCTCCCGATAATCCCACAGCGCGGTCAGGACGATGTGTGTGTCCATTGCTCCAAGTCTGACAGCCATGTCACCACCCCATCCCGAGGCCAAACATGAAGCCAGCGTACAGCAGGCCGAAGATGCACAGGATGCCGATCAGGTCGGCGACGATGTCACGAATGCGGTATTTCATTTTTGTTTCTCCTATCAAAACGGCGGATCTTCGCCGGGGTAAGTTGGTTTCCACTGGGGCGGCGCGTAGGCTGCTGGATGTGGGGCTGGTTTCGGCGGGGCCTGCCGGGGGATGATCCCCAGCAGGTCGAGGTGGTCGGCGAGGGTCACAGCATAACAACAGTGATGCCGGGGAACATGTCGCGGTAGTAAGCGATCACGTCCTTCATTTCGGAAACGCTTTCAGCGCCTTCTGCGTCATAGGCGGCGTTGCCGTCAGGCTGGATCAAATACTTGCCGGGGTAGATGTGCGTCATGCCGCCGACTTCGGCGATCACAACGTCGCGTTTACCGCAGTAGATGGTGTCGGGGGCGATCATGGTCATCTGGGTCATCCTTGTTTGCTAGTTCGTATCCTCACAATACAGCCAGCGCCAAAACCTGCAAGCGAAAAATCGCCACTTGACTAAAATAATTTTCGCCGTCATATCTATGGGCAGAAAGGAGACCGCAATGAATTTACCAACGCACGCCCTGCTCGCGGCCTGGCTCACAGCCAGGGGCATGAAAGCAGGGGCTTTCGGGGCGCTGATCCCCGTCAGCAAGGATGTTATCAGCAAGATCATCAACGGCAAACGCGCGCCTAAGCCTCACGTCGCAGAGCGAATTGAGCGGCTTACAGGCGGCGATATTGCGGCAGACCAATGGGGCAAGGCATGAACAGGGACAAAATAAGCGCATCAGTTCTGCGAAGGTTTGTTTCGTATGACGCAGAATCAGGGGTTTTGACTTGGGTCGAAAGGACGCAAGATCTTTTTTCACACTGCAAAAATCCGGCGCATCAATGCCGGGCTTGGAATGCAAAGTATGCTGGAACCGTCGCGGATACACCAGACGGTCAAGGGTATGTTAGGCTTGACATACTTGGCCATAAAATGAGGGGCCACCGCATAGCTTGGGCCATGTTTTATGGCGTTTGGCCTGAGAACTTTATTGACCACATAAACGGCGTTCGGGGCGATAACCGCATTGCCAACCTAAGAGACATTCAAAAGGCTGAAAACCATAAGAATGCAAAACGCCCTGCCAATAATACAAGCGGACATGTGGGTGTCGGGTGGAACAAAATACTTCAAAAATGGGTAGCCAGTATAACGGTAAACCAAAAGAAAAGGCATCTTGGCGTGTTTGATAACATTGCCGATGCAGTCGCAGCACGCGCGACAGCAAATTCTGAACACAGCTTTCACATCAACCACGGGAGGGGCTAATGGACAGGTCTCAAATTCTTGATACGGCGAAGCAGTATGTCACTAAGGATCGGGCTGATACTCATGGGGATGCGGAGTCAAATTTTGGCCTTATAAGTTGCTATTGGTCAGCGCACCTGAACCGCAACATCCGCCCGCACGACGTGGCCGTGATGATGACGTTGATGAAGCTGGCGCGGGCCAAGTCGAACCCAAAGCACATCGACAACTGGATCGACGGCTGCGGGTATTTGGCACTGGGTGGTGAAGCCGCAGGGGAAGAAGTCTGATGGCGCTCTACATCGGGATCGACCCCGGCAAGACTGGCGCCATCGCGGTCATGGACGGTGACGACATGACCGTGCGCGTTTACGACATGCCCGGCACCATTGAAGAAAAGCGTGCGATCCTGTCCGAGATCGGCATCGTGCGATGCGCTTGGATCGAAAAGCCGTTTTTTCCAATGATGATCGGGACGGCCAACGTGGCCCGGATCGCGCAGGCATACGGCGAAATGAAGGCCTGTCTGTTCTACGCTGGTGTGCCGACGAATGAAGTCGCGCCAGCTGCGTGGAAAAAGCACTTCGGCCTGTCCGCAGACAAGGACGCATCCAGAGCATACGCATCAAGCGTGTTCCCGGATCAGTCTAATTTGTGGGCGCGCAAAAAAGATGACGGTCGGGCCGAGGCGGCCCTGATCGCTTATTACGGATGGAGGAAGAAATGATCCGCGACCTATCAAACGCAAACTACCACGCACACCCAGCGATCAGCAGCAGCGATGTCACAGCCGTCGCTGGCAAGTCGCTGGCACACTGGAAAGGCAAGGTCTGGAAAGACAGCAGCGCCTTCGCCCTCGGCAGCGCAGTCCACGCCCTTGTGCTGGAGCCGGAAAAGAAC